AGGGAAACCCCCTACACTGTTAGCGACGAGGGTCTACCAGAGCCCCAGCTGCACCGCCTTGGGCGCGAGCGCAGCGGCCTCCGCGCGCTCTGCCTCGCGGTCCAGGCTGGCCTCGAGCTGGGCCGCAGTCAGGCCGATCTCGTCGGCCACCTCGAAGGCGGCCAGGGGGTCGCGCTCGTCGGCGAGCTCGGGCGGCTCGGCCTCGGTCACCAGCCAGGCCCGGGAGCGCTGGCGCTCCAGCAGGTGGCCCAGCGTGCTCCTCGCGACGGTGTAGACATACTTGCCCAGGCTCGCGCGGCGCGGGTCGTAGGCGCAGGCCTGCCGGTTCTTGCGCAGGATGGCCAGGCAGGTCTCCTGCACCAGATCGTCCGGGTCCACCGTCTCGGGCCTGAACTTCGCGCCGACGATGCGGGCCACGTCGCGGTGATGCTTGGCCAGGTCGACCCCCAGGGGCGTGCCGTCCTCGGCGCGGCGCGGCCATGGCAGCGGGGTGGCGTCGTCCGGCAGGTCCGCCGGCTCCTCGATCACCACCTCGGCTCCCTCTCGGGCTGGAACCCCTCGGGCCACGCGATCGTGCCCAGGTCGTCGGGGTCGCCATCGCACAGCTGCCAGGGCCCTCCACCTGGAGGCGCTGGTGCTGGCAGCCACGCCAGCAGGTCGAGCTGGACGCCCCGGGGGCGGGTGGCGGCGGCCTGGCTCAAGCGCCCTCCCGGGGCAGCTCCACCACCAGCGCGTCGAGCTTCTCCTGCGCCGTCCGCAGGTCGGGCGCGCCGTCGTAGTCGCACAGGCAGCCCTGGGTCCGGATGCCCATCCTGCGCCCGCAGGTGCAGCAGCAGTCGAGGCAGGCGCCGATGATCGCGCCGCAGTCGGCCGTGCCTTTGTGGACCACCGGCTTCACGTAGCGCAGCACCTGCACCTCGCAGCAGACCTCGGCTCCCACCTTGCCAGGTTGCATGCGCGGGCAGACCGAGACGACCAGCCACAAGCCAGGGCCGGCGGCCAGGATCTCAAGCGGTACCGGCTTGGCCCCGCTGCGCATCACCATTGCCTCACGCAGGGAGCGCCCCGTTTCCAGGTCCACGGTGATCGTCTTTGTGGTGCTCACGTCGCCGGCCCTCCCCCCAGGCGCACGACGGCGGCGCCCTCATAGAGCCGCCGGGCCACGCGATCGCCGTACAGGGCGGCCACGCGTCCCCGGTCGAGCCCCGTGGTGACCACCAGGGGCAGCCGGTGCTCGAAGCGGTGGGCGATCACCTTCGCGGCGAACTCCATCCGCTGGGCCAGCAGCCCCGAGCCGACCTCGGCGCTCCGCAGGTCGGCCCCCAGATCGTCCAGCACCAGCACCTCGGCGGACAGCGCGAGGGCCATCGGCGACGGCTCCACCACCTTGTCGAGGTCTTCCGCGGCCACGAAGCGCACCCGGTCGGCGGGCCGGCGGTCGAAGCGCGCCCGCAGGTGCGCCACCGCGACCGAGGTCTTCCCGTTGCCCGGCGGGCCGATCAGCACCACCCGCGGGCTCGGCTCGATCTTCTCCCAGCGCAGGGCCTGCCACCGCTCCGACGAGGGGTTCGCCAGGGCTACCCGCGGGGTGCCGTCGTCGCGCTTCAGGTGCGGCAAGGTCTCCCAGGTCACGTCCCGGTACAGGGGCGGGATGGTGCGCAGCCAGGCCCGCAGGCGCTTCTCGTGCTCGACGGCGTCCAGCCGGGCGGCGCAGTCGGAGCAGATGCCAGGCAGCTCCACCCGCGCGCCGCAGCGACCGGCGCAGGCGTAGGATCCCGCCTCGGGCAGCATGTCCTTCAGCGCATCGGCCAGGGGCGTCATAGTCAGAAGTCCTCCACGCTCTTCTCGCTCCAGGTGCGCTCGCCGGGGGCGGCGCCGGGCTGCACCGATGTGGCTTGCCGGGGTGGTGGGCGGCCTCGAGGTGGTGCTCCGGACAGGTTGATCCCGCGCTGGGCCTTGGCGTTCTTCGCGTAGCTCGAGACCAGCTTCGCCACGCCGTTCTGGCCATCCCAGGGGCGCGGCACCTCCTCGACGGCGAGCAGGAGCGCCGCCTCGTCGATGCCCTGGATCAGCAGCTCCACCGGCTTGTTGACCGAGATGTGCAGGCCAGCGATCCCCTCGGCGAGGCGCAGCAGTCGGCGCCCACCGCCGCGGGCGATCTCGGGGGACTTCCCGAGCGCCTCCAGCACCTGCGAGGTCACCGGGTCGCAGGGCGGATCCAGCTCCACCACCGGCTGCGGCGGCTCCTCGGCGGCGCGCGGCGGCGCGGCCGCGCTGGGCGGCGACATGTTCGCCGGCTTGACGTCGCGCTCCGGTTTGCCTTGATTCGCAACGTTCACGGCGTCAACACCGTTGGCCGCCACCTCGAGGAGAACGGCGGCGGGCACCGGCGCGCGCCGCGGGGGTTCCGGGTTTCTCGGGCTTGGCGTCGCGGCGGGCGATGCCTGGATCGGGGTGTACAACTCGGGTTGGACATCGGGGCCGGCTGGGGTGGGAGTCTCACCCACCGGAAGTCCATCGCGCGCCCCCGCGGTGTGTGTGCTGGTCGGTTCCCTGGGAGGGTCAACCCTGAGAGGGTCCCTGATCGGATCCTCACCGCCCCGCGGGGTATCCACCCTGCCCCGCGGGGTATGGGGTTCACCGCCCCGCGGGGTATATGGGCCGCCCGGCATGGCGTGCGGGGCATGGCGTGCGGGGCGTGCATTGCCCCGCGGTGCATCCGATACACCGCCCCGCGGGGTATGACGGCTGGTCCGGGCGCGGGCGACGGGGCGACCCTCGGTGTGCACCAGGTACACGGTGGACAGGTTCCGAGCGCCCGCCTTCCGCCGCTCGCCCACCAGCCAGCCAGCGGCCTCGAGCTCGGCCAGGCAGGTCTCGACGGTGCTCCGGCTCTGCCCCGTCCTGGTCGCCACGCTGGCCGCGCTGGGCCAGGCCTTCCCGGCGTCGTCGGCGAAGTCGGCGAGCACCAGGAGCACCAGCCGGTGGTGAGCCGGCAGATCGGCGGCGCGGGCCCGCTCGAAGGTGTGCATCAGGGCAAAGAGCAGGGGTGCAGACATGGGTCAGGCCTTCTCCAGCTCGGAGATCAGCTTGGCCATGTCGCCGCTCCATTCGGTCCAATTGTGCGCGCCGAAAGCGATCTCCTTCATGTCCTGGACGACGGCGCCGGCCGCGTGAGCCCTCTTGAGCAGGTCGAGCGCCCTGCGGCCGTCGAAGTAGGAGCAGCGGTTGCGCACCACCGCACGGATGTAGAACAGGTCTTTGAGGTGCGGGTTCTCCTCGTGCACGCTCTTCATGCGGGCGATGCGCGGGAAGTAGTCCCAGGCCTTGATCACCGACTCCTTCGTCGCCTTCCCGTCGGCCCCCACCTCGAGGTACTGCACGGCGGCGTCGATGGCAGCGATCGCTTCCGCCGCCCCGTACTTCCGGACGATCTGCCGCAGGGTGTCGAGCCCCTGCGGGGTCAGGGTCCACCCCTGACTGAGCTTCGACCAGTACGCGGACACGCGCTCGATCTCTTCGGTCTGCGTGTCGATCAGGCTCTCCTTCCACTGCAACAACAGATCGAGTTGCTCGCGGCGCGCCTGGAGCTCCTCGAGCTGGGCCCGCTGCTTCGTGAGGGCGGAGTCGTCCGAGAGCAGCTTGGCGCCCTTGCCCGCGTTGCACGGCCAGCACGCGGTGATGAGGTTCAGGAGGTCGTTGCCTCCGCCCTTGGCCACTGCGTGGACGTGGTCCACGTTCAGCAGCACGTCGGGAGCCTTCGCGCCGCAGTACTGGCAGGTGAACTTGTCCCGCTTCAGCACCTCGAAGCGGACGCCCTTGGGGATCTCCTTCCTCTTGCCCTTCGCCATCTACGCCTCCTCCTTCGCCTTCACCACGAACCCGGTACACCCGCAGGCCGTCACCGCGTGGGGCACGCCCCGGCAGCCGTCGCCCTCGTGCCGGTCGCGCTTGTGGCCGCACCCCAGCCGCTGGCAGCGCCGCGGCAGCGCAGGCGCCCGCGGCGAGCGCGCAGCCACCACCACCCGCAAGATGGTCATCACGTCGGCGTCGAGGAGCGGCGTCGTCATCAGTCGTGGCTGTACTCGCTGACGTGGAAGCCCTTGGGCGTGGCGATCACCATGACGTGGTCGCCGAACGCCGCCTCGAAGATGTCCTCGTCCGCCGAGCGCTCGACGAGGGCGCGCGCCGCCTTCAGCTTCTTGTCCTTGGTGTCGTACTCGTCGGTGAAGATCGGCGGCTTTCCCTCCTCGCCGTCGCTGTAGAGGTGCGCCACGTCCTTCCACTTCACGCCGGTGGCGGTGGAGATGTAGAACTCGTACAGGCTGAACTCGCACGCCTCGCCGTCGTTGAAGTGCGGCGTGTACTGCGTCCAGCCGATCGCCGTCACATCGGGGTGCCCCTCGAAGAACGCGGCAAAGAGCGCCTTCACGGCGCGCTTGCCGGCCTCCTTCACCTCGGCGCGCGCGGCCTCCATCTTCTTGACCAGGGCGGTGTACTCGGGGGCGTTGATCTTCTTCTCGGTCATGGTCCTCTCCTGTCAGTCGATTCGCTCGAACCTGTGCTTGCGGGTCGGCCCGCCCATCCACTTCTGCAACTCCATCGCGTCGAGCCAGCGGTCGAGGCTCGGGATGGTGCCGAGATCCTCCAGCACGTGGTCCTCGGCGACGTCGCGCACGCTCACCGTCTTGCCGTCGCTGTTCGTGATGGTCGTGCCGAAGATCCGCTCGATGATGTAGATCCCGAACGCGGAGTGAAAGACGGCGCGGTGACGCATGCTCGCGTGCGCCGACTTGCTGCTGTCGATCTCGTCGTGGATCGCCTGGTAGTCGGCGGGCTTGCCGCCGTACTTCTTGGCGCTGTTCTTCGCGTGAATGTGGGGCTTCAAGCTGCACCTCCGCGCCGCAGCACAGAGGCGCGCCCGGCTACTCCTCTTCCTTCTTCTCCGCGCGCTTCCACGCGCCCACGCCAAGCTCCAAGAGCAGGCGCACCACCTCGCTCGGACCGAGGCCCTCGGTCTCCGCGATGCCGTCGATCTTCTCCTTCAAGTCGTCGTCCACCCGCGTCGTCATGAGGTGCGGGTAGGACCTGCCCCGGGGACGACCCATTTTCGCCCCGGGCTTCTTCTTCATAGCACGCGCTTTGGACATATGGTACACCAAAAGTGCGCCCCCAAGCTGAGGACTTGAGGGCGCCGACCCGACCACCTACAGACGAGGAGATCGAGCCATGAACGAGCGTATCAGCCCCCTCGCGGGGCAGCGCCGAGATCCGCCCGACGCCCGCGGCGAGCGAGAGACCATCCTGCCCGGCGCGCCCAGCGTTCCCCCGCGCGCGGCGTTCAGCGTCGCGGCGTGCCTCCAAGAAGCACTGGACAGGCTCGCCGATGCGCGGCGCCAGCTGGACGATCTGCTGGAGGTGGCGCTGGACGCGGTCAGCGAGCGGCCCATGTTCGACACGACGGGCGCGGACGAGCGGCTGCGCGCGCGTGCCGTCGAGCTGCTGCAGCAGGTGCGACAGGCTGAGCACAGCATCGAGGCTGGGCTGGAGCGGTAGGGCGGTCACCGCAGCCCCCTGCGGCGCGCAGCCGCCTCAGCACCAGCGGCGTCCACCAGCTCGAGGGCCACCCCGCGGTACTCGTGCCCAGCGAGGCAGCGCAGGCGGTCCGTGGTGCCCTGCACCCGGCGCGCGGGCTCCAGGCAGGGGTCGACCGCCTCGGCGTCCCGGTGCGCCGTCCAGCTCGTCCACCGCCCCGGGCGCGCCGCGTAGCCCGGCGGGGCCATGCGCTCGCAGGGGCACAGGGGCAGCGACGACAGCGCCGACGCGGGGCCAGGCAGCGCCCCGCCCGCGCCGAGGATGTAGCCCTCGGCGTAGGTGACCGCGTCCTGCACGGCGCGCAGTTCCAGCGCGGACAGGGGCGGCATGGGGGACAGGGTGCCCACGGGCTACGCCTCCGCCCCGTTGCCGCCGAGCTCCACGCCGCACGACTCCGCGCGGCGGTCCTGCGCCCGGTGCCGCAGCTGCACCAGCTCGTAGGTGGAGCACGCCAGGCGCGCGCCGAGGCCCAGCGCCCCGGGCTGAGCCAGGTCCGCGCCCAGCAGGTCCAGCGTCACGAACAGCTGATCGAGCGGGTAGACGTCCAGGCGCTGCTGCGCGAGGTAGCCCTCCACCACGGTGCGCAGGGACGCGGCGGCGATGTACCCCCGCACCACGTCGCCCACGGCGCGCAGCGGGCCGCGGTAGCGGGTGAGGAGGCCTTCGAGGATGGCGGCCCTCATGAGTCGAGCGCTCCCGCCGCCGGCTTCGCGACGCTCGCATAGACGGCGCGCCGCGGGTGGGAGAGTCGCCCCTTCAGCATCAGTCGGCGCATCGCCACGCCAGCCGGAAGGCACCCGATCCCGAGCGCCGCCGCCACGTCGCCCGGGCTGCGCTCCTGCCCGTCCGCCATCAGCGCCATCACCCGAGCCGGAATCCTGTCGGGGTGGAGGTCGCCGCTCGCCACCGTCCGCGCTGGGGAGCCGAGCGCGCCGCGCAGGGTACTCAGGGTGGTGTCGATCTCGGCCACGCGCGCGGCAAGACGATCGCGCTCCTCCACCAGCCCGCGCACCACCTCCACCGCGCTCGCGATGCCGTTCCCGTTCGCTTCGCTCAAGATGCACCTCTCCCCAGCCGGGGCGAGGTGCCCCGGGCTACCGCTTCGCTTTCATCCTGCGGGCGTACCAGTCCCGCACGATCTCGCGCAGCATCTCGCCGCGCCCGATCCCTTCCTCTTCCGCTGCCTCGTCCACTGCCGCCGCGAGGGCGACCGGGAGACGGGCGGAAAACGGCTTCCCGAGATCCTCCGCGCTCCCCTTCGGGCGTCCCATTTTCGCGCCCGTCTTCGATTTGGTCATAGCACGCGCACTTGAGTTGTTGTAGACAGAAAGTGTGGGGCGCGGTCGATTCTGCCCGCGGGCCCTGCGCACGACCTCCACCAAGGAGACCGCCATGCCTAGAGTAAGCGAGCCCGCCGCGCGCGGGAAAGGCACCCCTGCGTCCAGCGACCCGCCGTCCACCTTGAGGCCCGGGGAGCCGCCTGCGCGCCCCAGCGCCATCGCGCGGCTGGCGATGCGCTCCGAGGCGCTGGACGCCTTGGCGGAGGCGCGGCGGCACCTGGAAGACCTGTTGACGGTGGCGATCGACCAGACCAACCCCGACCCGCTGCACACCCGCGAGGGGGCGCGGGCGGACATCGTGCATGGCGCGGTCGACGTGATGCTGCGCCTGCGCGAGGCGGAGCACGCCGTCGAGGAGCTGGCGGCGGGGTAGGATCACGAGGGCCTCGCGACGAAAGGGACCAGCGGGGCATCGCCGCGCACGAAGAGCGGGTGCCGGGGCTCTCCCTTCGCCGTCATCCCGAGGCAGAGCAGGCCGCACGCGAGGACGTTGATCACGTCCTGTGGACGATCGCGGTAGGCGCGCGGCACGAACGCACCCCATGCGGCGACGACCAGCCCCGCACGTCTACGCGCCTCGATCAGGTGCCGCGTGTTGTCGGGACCGATCGGGCAGACGGCGGTGACAAGCTCTGCCGGATCCGTGGCCCGGAAGGCGAAGAGGTTGACCACCTCGAGCGCCTGGAAGCCCTCGCGCCGGGCGAAACCCAGGCAGCGGCGGATGGTCGGATCGTCGACCGAGGCGTCCGCCGTGCTGGGGTTCAGCATGACGAAGAGCAGGGGCGCGCCCTCGCCCCAGCGTCGGGTGAGCGTGTAGCGGTAGCGCCCGCAGGGGGAGATCACCGCATCCGATCGGACGGCGCCGGGCGCGTCGAAGAGGTTCGGATGGCTCAAGCGATCCCCCGGGACGCGAGCGCCAGCTGGGCGGACGGCTGCGCGGGGCGTGGCCGCCTGCGCTCGGGGCGGCGGCGGCGCGGCGCGAGGCTCTCGACGGGGCGCCCGTCGTGGTAGGTGCGGGCGGGCGTGGTGACGGGGTAGCCGATGTCGTCCCAGTCCTCCAGCGTCGTCGGCCAGCACAGATCGCCCACGGGCGCAGCGTGGTGCGCGGTGCAGGGCTGGCCGGCGTCGCAGCTGTCGCAGGGCGTGCAGCCGGCGTCGGCGCGGGTGTCGGCCAGGGTGAGGTGCTGCCAGTCACTCACGATGCCCCCCCGATCTCTTCGAGAAGCCGGGCCCGCATGAGGGCGCGCTCCGCGGCCTCGGCGGCGATGCAGGCCTCGGCGGCGGCGTCTTCTTCCGCGAGGAGCCGCCCCGCTTCGGCCTTGAGAATCGCGAGGATCTCCCTGTGCTTGGCTACGGATTCCAGCGCTGCCGCAAGTTCATCGGCGCGCCTGCGGAGATCCTCATGCGCCGCGCGGCGCGCCAAGGAGGCCTCCTCGTATGCCTTACGCAGACGCCACGCAGCAGGGGCCGGCGTCACCTTGGGGTCGTCCATGCTCACGTTGACCTCGCAGAGGCGCGCAGTTCCACGCGCACGCCGTAGTACTTGGGCGCGCCGGCCCCCTGGTCGTAGAGCCAGGTCAGGCGCGGGTCGCCGTCGTCCACCCCCAGCCAGTCGGCGACGCCGTCGCGGATGGCCTTCAAGGCGCGCTGGAGGTTGTCGCCGTCGAGCCGGCGCGGCGCGATGCGGACCAGGCGGACCTCGAGCGGCGGCGCGGGGGCGCGGCCGAGCTTCGAGACGAGGAGGAGCTTGACGACGTCGCGCTGGCTCTTCGCGCGCCTGGCGCCCTTGGCCCAGTGGCCGCGCTTGTTGGCCTCGGAGACGGTGAGGATCGGCGCCTCCAGCACCAGGGCGTCCCGCGGGGGCAGCGCTGCCTCATGGGCGCGGGGCGCCTCGCTGGCGCGGGTGACGACTGGGGCGCGGCGGCGGGGCATCACGCTGCCCTCCGCGGGCGGAAGGAGGCGCAGCCCTGGGGGCAGCGAGCCTGCTCGGAGCCGTGCACCTCGATCCACTCGATCTCGCAGCGGGAGAGGCGCGCGCAGTCGGCGCGTCGGCGCTCCACCAGCTCGCGGAGGTTGTCGGCCACGAGGCGCAGCCGGACGCGAGCCGAGGGCGGCAGCAGGCGGGCGATGGAGGCTTCGAGGTTCACGGCTTCCCCCGGTGGCCGACCTCGGTCACCCCGATGGCCTGCGCTCCGCAGCCGATGTGCAGCACGAACAGGATCGGGCACATGGTGCCGGCGTCGACCGCGGGCAGCCGGCGCGCGTGGTCCGCTTCCAGCTCGAGGCGCAGCGGATCGTCCGCGGGCGCGTCCAGCAGCTCGTCGAGCAGCCGATCCTCGGGGTCGCGGCGGCTCAAGAGCGGGCCCCGGTGGTTTCGCCGGCCACCTTCAGCAGCGCCTCCGTCAGGTAGCCGAACAGCGAGCCCCACCCGAGGCCGTACTTCACGGCGTGCCGGATGTTGGACTCGGTCGCCTCCTCCGGGTCGCCGTTCCAGGTGTGGTAGTCGACGATGAGCGTCCGCCGCTCGGCGGTGGTGAAGTAGTCGGGCCAGGGGCAGTCGTCGCACCCGTTGCAGCCGCCGCGATAGTCCTCGGTCTTGGCGATGATGTCCGCCGCGAGGCGCACCCGCGCAGGCGTGAGCCGGACCGCCGCTTCTTGCTCGGCGCTCACGACCGCGCCCCCGTCATCTCGAGGTGCACCACGTCGCAGCGGCGCGTGAAGCCGCGCAGCTGCATCGCCAGCAGCTGGGCCGCCTGCCGCTCGCCGTAGAGCTGCCGCAGGCGCGCCAGCATGCCCAGCAGGAGCCGCGCCTTCACGCGCCACCCATGGCGACGATGGCGCCCACGGCCCGCAGGAAGGTGTCCAGGGCAGCGCGCTCGCCGGCCGTGGGATCGCGGTCGCGCAGGGCGCTGAACGTCGCCAGCAGCGAGCCCGCCATGTGCTGCGGCGTGGAGTAGCCCAGCAGACTCCGCGCGGTGTGCTCGTCGTCCGGCGTCACCGCCACCGCGTCGCCCTTCACCTGCTCCATCGCCATGCCCTTCCGTTCCTGCGAAATCGTCGGAATTTCGTCGACACCTGAACGAAAATCACCCCTTGCGGACTACGCCTAAACGCGTAGAACACTTCGCACCCGTCAGGGGGACAGGCGCGGTCGGCCGGATCGCCGGAGCGAGGCGCGCAGCTCTCGCGCCCGGGCGATCCGGGTTGCGCGCGCCTCCATTTCCTCGGCGGTGAACCACCCCTTCCACGAGATCCCCGTGGCCGCCTCGATCACCTTCGACAGCTCTTCGCTCGGCGCCCTGTCTTTCAGGAGCGACGAGATCGTCTGCTGGGTGACGCCCAGAGCCTCGGCAAGCGCGGCCTGTGAAGCGCCCGAGGTCCTGAACCACCCCCGGAGGGCTTCCCTCGCCATCAGAGTCTGAGCGTCCGCCATGCAGAACGTATACAAGCGTAAAAGTAGACTGTCAAGCCCTCCCGTCGAGGCCGATACAGTCGGAGACGTAGCCGCTCCTCCTAGCCTCGAAGAGGTGTCGGTCAGCGCGAAGTCCCTCAAGCCGGTGGAGCGGGATCGTGTGCGCGCGGCGCTGCGCTTGCTCGACCAGAAGCACCAGCCGCAGACCGAACTAGCGCGGCTTCTCGGCGTGACGCAGCAGACGGTCTCGAGCGCCCTGGGGGAGGGGTCGATCGGCGTGAAAGTCGCGCACGCCGTCGCGAAGCTCTCCGGGCAGACCTACGAGGAACTGCTGGCTGGCGCCCCGCGGCCACGCTCCTACTCGGATCTGCCGGGATGGGATGATGCGGCGCAGTCAGTGATCGAGGAGCGCCTGGCGCCGCGGTTCGCCGTGCAAGCCGTGGGGATGTGGCCGGTGACGGTGCAGGTGACGCGCGCCGAGGCGCAGCTCGTGATCGAGTTGGCAGATTTCTGGAAACGGTGGGCTCCGCTCGAGGCCCGCATCGCCGCGACCACCGAGAACGACGCGAGGGACCTCGAGAGGGAAGTCGGCGAGCGCGCAAGCAAAATCAGACCGGCCAGCGTCCTGCGCGGACAGAAACGGTCCTAGCGTCAACTTCTCGACCTTGCGCAGGATGGCGAAGAGCAGCCACCCTGCGCATCGTGGGGAACATCATCCTGGACGGAAGGCGGACGATCCTAGGGGACGCCGCCCGCGTGCGACTTGCCGAAAACCTGCGCGCGGAAGCCCAGTTTCCGCCGTTCGCTGACCCGCGCTTCCTGGCGCTGCGTCTGGGGATGCGGCTCGCGGTGCGAGCGCGGGCCGAGGAGCGGAGCACGGCCGACCTGCTGGTGTACTCCTGGAAAACAGACGCGCGCGAGCAAGGCTGGGAGATCCACCGCGAGCTGACCGCGGCCTATCTGTTCCGGCGTGGCGTGGCGCACTCGGAGGCCGACCGCGATCTGCTGGCCCTCGAGGTGGCGCTGCCTCGTTCGGAGCGCAGCCGGGGGGCCGCTTACCTGGTGTGGAGCCAGCGGCACGCGCCCCGGGCCCTGATTCTCGACGTTTGCGCGCAGCTACGTCTTCGCGCGTGATTGTCGCTTGACTTTCTACGCGTACGGTTGTAGACGTTGGGCATGGACAACGCCCCCGCCCCGGTCGACCCGTACGCCGCGCTGGCCCTGGCCGCGGCCCACCTGCGCAGCGTGCGACACCGCGCGGTAAGCGGCGCGCCGCGATCGCCGGATGTCGAGGCCATCTCGTGGGAGGAGGAGATCGACGACGCGCTCGGCGCCCTTAGTCGCGCCTTGGGCGATGCCCTGGCCCACGCCGCGCCGCTGGTGGATGGGCTCGCCGCCGGCAAGCTGCGCGCCTGGCTGCGCGTCGAAAGCATGCGGGTGCTGGTGTGCTTCACCGGGGGCAGCGAGCCGTACTACCTGGAGGCGCACCGCCACACCCGGGCGGAGGTGGTGGAGCACTGGGAGCACTACTGCGCCGCGCAGCCGCTCGCGTTGCAGGAAGCCGAGGTGCGCGCGTGACGGACAGCCCGCTCTACAGGTCGAGCCGGGCTCCGTCGCAGTACAGCCGGCGCATCGAGGGCATGGGCCGCGCCGAGCGGGCGCTGGAGAAGCTCGGCCCCGTCGCGCGCGTGCTGCTGGTGCGCGCGGCCGACGACGGGATCGCGGTGGTGGCGTCGAGCCTGGGCAGCGCGATCCGCTCGCTGGTGGATCAGGGGTGCATCGGCGACAAGCACGGGCGGGCGATCACCACCCTGGGCCGCGAGGTGGAGGGGCTGATCTGCGCGGACCGCGATGGCGTGCCGCGCGAGGTGCGGCGGATGTCGCTGAGGCAGCTAGCGCGGATGGCGACGGACCCGGAGGCGGACAGCAGCGAGCGGCGCGAGGCGCTGGACGAAGCGAAAAGGATGGTTTCAGGAGGAGGAGCTTAGCCATGGAAACGACCAGGAACGGCAGACCGACCACGCAACCCCAGCGCCCCCAGGTGCCGCCCGCTGCGCCAGCGCAGCGCAGCCCGCGCGCCGAGGCCGACGACAGGATCCGGCGGATCTTCCAGTCGCAGCGCGAGACCCTCGCCGGGCTCTTCCCCGAGGACGGCGACACGATGGTGACCAGGGCCTGCTCGATGGCGCTCGCCGTCTCGCGCAAGGTGGAGGCCTCGCCGGACTCGATCGCCGCCGTCGCCCTGTCCTGCCTGCACCTCGGGCTGGAGCTGGGGGACCAGGCCTACGCCGTGCCCTACAAGGGCAACGCCTCGCTCATCGTCGGCCCCCGCGGGCTGATCGCGCTCGCGTACCGCTCGGGCTTCGTCAAGTCGATCGTGGCGTGCAGCGTGTTCGAGCCGGACATGTTCGAGTACGAGCTGGGGGACAAGCCGTTCATTCGCCACCGCAAGGCCACCGAGGCTCGACGCGACGCGCCGATCACTCATGCCTACTCGGTGATCGAGACGACCACCGAGGGGACGATCCGGGAGGTGCTCACGCGCGAGGACCTCGACTACTACCGCTCCTTCAGCAAGGCGACCGGCGGTCCGTGGGAGACGAACTTCGAGGGCATGTGCCGCAAGACGGTCTTGAAGCGGGTCCTGGAGTACGTGCCCCGCTCGGCCCTGCTCGCCGCCGCGCTGCGGGAGAACGAGGAGGGGAAGTACGAGATCCCCGAGGAAATCTGGGCGGCGGTCAAGACCCGCGGCAACGCGCCCGCGGAGGCGCCGATCGAGGTGGCCGAGGAGCTGACCGACGACGCCATCGCCCGCGAGATCGACCAGGGGAAGAGGTAGGCCGTGGCCGCCGATCCCGTCGAGGAGCACCTGGCCTTCCTGGGGCGCTGCAACGGCTGCGCGCAGCCGCTCGAGGAGCACAGCGCCGAGGACGCCGCGACGTGCGCGGAGATCCTGCTGGGCATCGAGGAGGACGAGGCCGCCTGGAACGCCGAGCAGGCGCCCGCAGGGGCAGCGGAGAACCGGCCGTGACCACGCTGGAGCTCACCGTCGAGGAGCGCGTGGCGCTGGAGCAGCGGCGCGCCCTCGCCCGCGTGGCCGACCTGCTCACCGCCGCCGGCTGGCCGGGGCTCGCGGGGGCCATCGTGCCCGCCGGCGCCAGCGCTGCCAGCGTGGCGCGGTCGCTGCGGGACCACACCCGCCACCGGGCGCGGTCCGCTGAGGAGCTGGAGGCGCTCCAGGCGCTCGACGCCCTGGCCGCCGAGGAGACGCCGTGAAGCTCGCCCGCCTGTTGAAGGCCCTGGCCGCGTTGCGCGCCGAGGAGGCGCACCTGCTGGAGGAAGCCGCCGCCGAGCTGGCGCTGGAGGAGGAGCCCCCCAAGCTGCGGCGGGTGCGGGGCGCAGGCGCGCTGCTCGCGCCGGGCGACGGGGATGCAGACCTCGGCCGCCAGCTCCTCGCGAGCGCTGGCCTCGGGCGCCGCCGCGCGGAGAACGAGTAGCCCATGACACGCGCGAGAGGCACCGGGAACGTCAGCCCGCACGGCAAGGGCCACCGGGCGCGCCTGCGCACGCCGGCGGGCCGGGTCTCCCTTGGGGTCCACCCCACGCCGGAGGCCGCGGCGGCGGCGCTGGAGCACGCGCGCACGGCGTACACGCCCGACATGAGCCGCGCGCTCACCGTGGCCGCCTGGGGGGCGCACGTCCTCGAGCGCCGGGAGCGCGAGGGGTACGCCGAGGTCGGCCGCTCGATCTGGCATGCCCACGTGGAGGGCACTGCGCTGGCCGCCCTGCCCCTGGCCGCGGTGCGCCGGCGCGACGTGCGGGACTGGCTCGCCATCGTCGACCGGAAGCGCGCTCGAGCGGGGCGCCACCGGGGCGAGCGCCTCGCGAGGCAGTCGGTGCAGAACGCGTTGAACCTCGTCCGCGCCATCTTCCAGGCCTGCGAGGCGATCCCGTCGCGCGATCGGCTGTGGATGGGCTTCGCGATCGGCACCGGCATCCGCGAAGGCGAGATGTTCAACCTGCGGCTGGACGACGTGCGGCTGGAAGGGCGCCACCCCGAGATCACCATCCGGCGCGGCTCGGCCACCAGGGGCCCGAAGAACACCCGGGGGGCGAAGAGCAAGATCCGCCGCGTCCCGCTCTTCGGCCTGGTGCTGGAGGCGCTCCGGACCTGGCTCGCGCTCCTGCCGGCCTACTGCAAGAGCAACCCGCACAAGCTGGTCTTCCCGGGCCCCACGGGCGCGCGGCGCCAGCCCGGCAAGCACTTGCATAGGACCGAGCGCCCCGAGCTCCCCGGCGGCGGCAAGGGCACGCCGAGGCCGGTCGATCCCCTCCCCGCCTACCTCGCGGCCGCTGGCATCGCGCGCGGCGCGGGTGAGGTCCCGGTCACCTGGCACAGCTTCCGCCACACCTGCGCCGCCAGCCTGGTCTCGGGGTTGTGGGGCCGCCGGTGGAGCCTGGAGGAGGTGCGCGGGCTGCTGGGGCACAGCTCCATCACAGTGACCGAGCGCTACGCCCACCTGGCCGACAGCGCCGTCCGGCGGGCCGCCGAGGAGACCGAGCGCGGTGGACGCTTCGGGGTGCTCCAGGCGATCGACGGTGGGAAGCCGGAGCCGGCGAGGACGCGGAAGGGGGTGGCCTCATGAAGTGCTTTTGCGGACGCCCATCAAAGCCCGGGAGACGATGCTGCCAACGCTGCATCTCACGTTGCGCCGCCAACGTAATCCGCGCCCGCGCAGAAGCGAAGGCGCGAGGTAATTGCCTGTGCGGGGATCCTGTCGTCCCGGGCCGGTCGTGCTGCGCGGGGTGCCTGGCCGACAATCGGGAGCGCGTCGCCGCCATCCGGCGCCGGGCGTCATGAAGGCGATGCAGCTCCAGTTCTCCCTCCCGCCGCCCGGCCGCCCGAAGTGCCCCACCTGCGGGGCCGCCATGGGCAAGCGCTGCGGCCCATGCAAGGGCGGGACGCCCCAGCCGGGGACGCCGGCCTATCGCCGGTGGACGGGGGGCGTGCTGGAGCAGGTGCGCCGGGTGCTCGACCGCGAGGGGCTCTGGCACCGGGAGCAGATCGAGCAGGGCTGGGCGTGGGCGATGTACGGGACGGCGCCGGCCGATCAGCGAGTGGCCCAGGCGCTGGCCCATCACCCGCGGGTGTGGGTGAGCCCGGAAGCCTTCCAGGCGATCGTCGACCGCGAGGCCGCCGACTACGGGCGCGCGTGCAAGGAGCAGCGGGAGGCGGCAGAGGCGGAGCGCGCGCAGCGGCGGATCGCCGTGGAGCCGGTTCGGGTGGCGGTACAGCTGCGCTTCGAGGCGCCCGAGGAGCCGACCGACCTGGAGGAGACCGAGGAACAGGCCCCCTTGGTCCCCGCCCGGGCCACGGCCCCCGCGAGGGGGGAGGCTCCCGGAGGAGCGAGGAAGGCTTGATTTGAAGCCTGGAGCCACCTTCGAGACTTGAACTCGAGACCTACGGTTTACGAAACCCCCTCACTCCTGAGGGTTTTCGCGAGGTTGGACACGATGGCGGGCCCCGTTGGGCCCGAGGGAGCAGGATGATGGCCGAGACGAAGGCAGCGAAGCGTCGGGCGCTCCGGGCGGCGGCGCGCGATCGGCGGTGGTGGAGCGTGCCCTGGCGCGACTGGCCGCACCACCTGCGCGCGGTGCAGTGGGGCGGGTGTCCGGCGACCGCGACCGGGCGAGGTGGCCGCCGTCACCGGCGGCGCCGGCGCGCCCCGGAGCGGAGGCTGGAGGCAGAGAACGCCGCCTACTACGCGGCCGAGTGTCGGAAGCTGGCGGCCTGGCGCGCAACGCTCGACGACGACATCCCGTTCTAGAGCCCAGCCCACCGCGCGCCGCTGCTCGCCCTCCGGTGGAGGCGCGGGCTTGCGGCGCTGGAGGCCCATCATGTCGACCACCGTCATCCGTCTATCGTCCACCCGCCCCGTGCCGCCCTTCCGTGCTCCGCCGGCCACGCCGCCGCCACCGCGCCGCGGGCGGCCGAGCTGGTTCGCCATCCTCCTGGGGGTGGCGCTGCTGGCCATGAGCCGCGCGCCGGCCGGCTGCATGACGCAGGACTCCTGCGAGGACCACTGCATGCACGGGCAGGACAAGCCGTGGACCACCGAGAAGTTCACGGCGTGCTCCGACCAGTGCGCGAAGGAGCTGTCTGAGGAGCAGCCCCCGGCGGCCGATGGCGAGGGTGGAGGGGGCGGGACACCGCAGCCCGGGGCGAGGTAGGTTAGGTCATGAGCGACAGGAAATACGCCGGGATCGACGAGATGACGGGGGAGCGCGCAGGGTGGGCGGCCATCGGTGCCGAGACCTGGGGCGGCAAGCCGCTCGTGCTGGTGATGGTCGCGCGTGGCGACCTCCCGCAGGAGCAGAAAAGCGTCTACCTCCGCACGCCGGTGGCGGGCTACATGGGCGCGGCGCTCCTGCGCATGTCCACCGGCGCGCCGCCCGACGCGAAGGGCTACGCCGCGATCGTGGTGCCGGCGCTGGAGGAGTACCTACGCGCCAACGGCTGGGAGCCGGCGGACCCGGCTGGGGAGGCGGTACAGGAAGGGGACTGGACGCCGCCGGAGGACCGCGGGAACCCGTGGGACTTCGATCGCGCCGTCGAGGAGCAGCGGAAGCGGGAGCGCCGAGCGGCCCGGGACGGGGTAGGTTGAAGGCCATGAAGAACACCTGCACCAGCTGCGGTACCGCCCTCCCTGACCCTGGCCTCCCGGGGGTCGTCCGCTGCCCTGCCTGCTTGAGGGTGCACGAAATCACCGCATCGGGCGCCATTGGGATGAGCGTGTCGCCCGTGCCTGAGGCCCAGCTGCGCGCGGCCACGATCCAGACCAGGACCGCGCCGGTGCTTGGGCTGCCCTTCGAGGTCACCGCCGCGCGCGACGTGGGGCCCGGTGGTCCCCAGCCCGACCCGGGGGCGAGGGTGCGGCGCGCCCAGATCGGCTACGAGGCGTACGGCGCCGCGGCCGGCTGGAAGACCTTCGACGGGCGCCCCATGCCCACCTGGGAAGACCTCGGGATGCTGCCCCACGGGGCCGAGACCCGCCGCCGGTGGGAGGTGGCCGCCGCTGCCATCGCCGCCGAGGCGACGGCCGGCCCCTACGAGCCGCCCCAGCCGGAATGAACGTCCTGGTCCGCCTCCCCCTGGCGATCGCCGCCGGCGCCGGCCTCGCGCTCGGCCGCCAGCGCCCCGAGCACCAGCCGCTCGGTCGGGCGCTGGCGTGGATGCTCGCCGCGGACCTCGCCCGCACCGGCGCCGCGGCGCTGCTCGCGAGCCCGGCGCGCCCCCGCCACGGCTTGCCGCTGGCCGCCTGGGGGCTCGACGCGGCGCTGCTCGCGAGCTGGTACGCGGCCGAGACCTGGGCGGTGTGGCGCACGCTGGGGCGCCACTCGGGGCCGCTGGGCTCCCCCTGGCCAGCCCTTGGCGCCGTCGCAGCTGGCGCGGCGGCGAGCGCCGCGGCCTACCCGGTGCTCCATGGCCAGCCCTACGAGGCCGGCGCCGCCGCCGGGTTCGCCCTGTGCGCGCTCGTCCAGGCCGGCGCCGCGCTCTCGTTCGCGGTGCGCCGGCCCGCGGTCCGCGCCAGCCAGCTGGTGGCGCTGGTGATCGCGATCTCCACCGTGGCCGACGCGGCGGCGACGCTGGCCGCTCGCCACCTCGGTCTCGCCTACCTGTGGCCGGTGGTCCGGCTCGGGAGCGCTGTTACGTGGATCGCTGTCTCAGGAGTAGAGCTATGGATTCTTGCCCGTCCAGCCCGCTGATCTACCTGTGGGCCGCCGTCGCCGCCTTCACCGCGCTGCTGGTGGGCGTAGCCCTGGGCGCCGCCTGGGCCCGCCGTGCGCTGCTCGCAAGAGGGTGGCTCCCGCCGCCCGTGCCGATCGAGGTGACGATCCCAGGGCCGGACGCGCGCATCCTGCGCCTGAGCGCCCGCGACACCTGGCCCGACGCCGGAGCCGATCTGCCGATGGTGCCCGAGAGGACCACCTCGACCCTGCCGGTGGACGTGCTGGCCACGCCGCAGCGCGCGGCCCTGCTACCACCGGCGCCCGACATGAGCCCGCTGGGGCTGCCAAGGCTCACCCGCATCAGCCCGCGCCAGCCGAAGGGCCCGACGAGCTGATCACCGCCGGGGCGCCGCGCTGCCCGGTCCGCGCAGCGCCAGCTCGACCGCCCGCAGTCGGCTCGCGAGCTCCGCCGCGAAGGCCTCCTGCACCCCCAGCCGATGGGAAAAGGCCTCGAAGCCGCGCGGGGGGCTGGGCAGGTCGACGTCTCCTCGCGGGCGCAGGTCGTCCACGTCCTCGCGCAGCGTGCGCAGCCGCTCCTCGATGACCTCCCAGCGCTCCGCCGCCTCGGCGCGGAAGGTCTCCCAGACCTGCAACGCCAGGGTGAGCGCCCCCTCGAGCGCGTCCACGCGGGCGGCGACGCCGGCGAGATCGGAGCGCAGAGCGGCGAGCTGGCCGGACACGTCAGGGGCCGGCGTCCGGGGGGCAGGCCAGCTGCGCGCCCGCGTCGGTCGACAGGTTCGGGACGCTCCCGGTCGAGCAGCCGCCCGCGCCGCCGGCGCCGGTCGAGCTGCTGGCCGTGGAGCTCGACGCGCCGCCATCCCCGCCCGGTGGGGCGGACAGCTTGGTGCCGGTGGAGCCGCAGGAGAGCACCAGCGAGAAGGCGAAGAGCGGGGCAAGCGAGCGCATCATGGGATCCTCATCCTCCGATCGGCGTGCAAACGTGATCGCAGGGGCAGCAGCGCCCATGCTCGGGGTCGCCGGCGCAGTTGTGGCCGGGGCTCTCGCAGCAGGCGCCGTAGCAGAGGGTGTCCCCCGCCTCGCAGCAGCCCCAGGGCGTGCAGACGGGCGCCGCGTCGGAGCACGCGCCGGCATCGGGCAGGCCCTGGCCGCCAGCCCCGCCAGCGGCAGCCGTCGAGCTTGCAGCGCTGGACCTGCTCGCGCTCGATGTGGAGGAGCTGCCGCCGGCGCCATCGCCGCCCTCGCGCGGCCCGAGGATGACCGCGGGCCCGCAGCCGGCGACGAGCGTGAGGAGCAGAACGCCGCGCATCAGCCCACCACGGACCCGGCGGCCGCCGATCCGGACTGGTAGATTTTCGTCACACCCGCGAGCCAGTTGATCCCGAGCGTCACGTAGTAGGGCTGGTTGGTCACGCCCGCACAGTCGAGCTTGAGGATCCCCGCGGTGGTGATGTTGAAGCCGCGCATGGGGGAGCCGTTTACGTCCGAGATGACCTGGTTTCCGGCGCCATAGTCGATCGGGATGAACGTCGTGGGCGGCTTGAGCGCGGCCAGGAGCGACGCCGTGGTGTTGTCGATGTCGAGAACGGCGGTGTCGATCTCCGCCAGCGAGGCGTTGCCGTCGTCTTGCTTCGCCTCGGTAGCGGGGGCCGCGATGATCTTGGCCAGGATCGCCGCGAGGTCGACGTGGTTCGCCGTGACCAGCGCAGCGAGCGACGTCACGAGCGTCGCGAGGTTACCCCCGGTCTCTTTCGCGAGCAGGCCGAGCGCGGTGGTCTGGGTGTCCTGCTTCGCGCTCGTCGCGAGATTCGTCGGGTCGAGCATGAGCTCGCCGACGACCACGTTGACCTTGGTGTTGCCGTCGTCGTCGCACGCCGGAGCTCGCATCTTCTGGCCGGTGGCCGGCGTCGGGGTGATTTCGTAGCTCGGGACCATGGTTCGCTTCTCCTCCTACGAGATCCGCCAGGCGCTTCCGCCGAAGATGTCGGCGCCGGTCCCTTCGGTGGACCAGCTCACGCGCAGCATGTGCCCGGCGGCCAGCGTGTAGCCGTCAGTGGGCACCCAGGACCACACGAGCTTGTTCGCGCCCCAGTCGCCCGTGCCGCCGCCGCCGATGCCGAGCGTCGCAAAATTGGCAAGCGTGCTGCCGGCGGTGCCGCCCTCGTCTGAGTCGGAGATCTCGGCGATCGCGAAGTTGGTGTCGCTGGAGACGAGCCCCGGCCCCGAGAGCAGATCGATCCGGTTGACCTTCACCGCGCTGTCGTGGGGCGCCGCATAGAGAATGCTGATCCGGCTGTATCCGCTGATCGCCGAGAGCAATTCCGGCAGGGGCACGATGGCCGCCACCGCCTGGGCCGCGTCGGGGAGGGTGATGTCGGTCCGGTTCTTCGCCGGGTTGTCCACCACCGTGATGCCGCCGCCGCTGAAGTTGACCGCGGGCCGCTCCGGGAAGGCGACGGCGTCCAGCAGCACCAGGTAGATGCCGTGGATCTTGGTCAACAGGGAGGCCACGGCCACCCTACCGGCCGGCGCGAGGTCGGGCGCGCCCCGCGCTGAACGAACGCGCCCGATTGACGCCGCGGCCGGCAGCCCGATCCTTGTCGACCATGAAGAAGCTACAGGCTCTTGTATTGGCCGCCGTCGCGGCCGGCGGCGGATGGGCAGCGGGGGCGCTCGGGGCGGGCTGCACGCTCGCGCACGCGGGGGACGAGGTGGCGACCGAGAAATGCGGAGGGGACGGCTACGCCACGCACGCCTACCCCGGGAAGACGCGAGAAGAACTGGGGCGCGTGTCGGCGCTCCGGAATACGACCGACAGCGCCGGCAAGATGATCTCGGTGCAAGCACCCGCTGAAATTCAGGACGGATCCGTAAAGGTCCCCTGCGCTGGCACTGGCACCACCGTCACCTTCATTCTGCCGAACTAGGGGCCACCGAGGGCCAAGGCCAGAGGGCCGCTGGCGTTCATTCCCGGATAGATCATCGTCACGAGGGGGCCGTTGCCGTTGCCACTGAACTGGAAATGAATTGCCGCCGAGGTGGGATATGTGGAGCCACCTTGGAGGAGCTTGCCGATCTGCGTGGTGGATGCGCTCTTGATGGTCACGTCGTAGGCCTGGGCCAGCGGCGCCTCCGACATGACCACAAACTTGTGCTTCGTCGCGCTGTTCGAGATCGTCAGCGCGAGGGCCCCGTCCAGCACCCCGATCAGCCAGGTGTCCGCCTGCGTGGCGTTGATGGTCGTGGTCGATAGCCCGGTGGTGTCGATCCACAGGTAGCCGGCGCCGGGGTCGGAGATGCTGAGCACCCCGATCCGCTCGTTGCGGTAGGCGCCGGTCCCGTTCGGGCTCTCCACGCCCGTGCGCACCGTCGAGCCGACGTTCAGCGCGCCAACGTTGGCGGTGCTGATGTTGTCCACCGTGAAGTTGCCCTCCGGCGCGGTGAGGAAGCCGCCGGTGCCGGTGACGGTGATCCCGGTGTGGTGCCCGCTGTCCGAGGTGATGACGAAACTGGAACCGGCGGCCATGGTCGCGCCGCCGGTGCTGGCGATCGCCAGCACGCCGCCACTGTTGATCGTGGTGGTGCCCTGAAAGACCCAGCCACCGGAGAAGGTCAGCGTCGCATTGGAATAGCTGCCGCCCTCGATGATATTGATCGTCCTCCAGGCGACCCACTGGAGGCTGTCCATGCAGGCCTGGGCCAGGATCATCGCCAGGGCCGCGGTACGCTTGTCGCCGTCGTCGGTGGCCGTGCCCGAGATGAAGCGGCCCTTGCCCGAGGTGTACGAGGGTGGGGTGAACGGGTCGAGGCCTGCGTAGGTGTGAGCCATGGGATCTCCTGTCAGTAAGCGACGCCGGCCGTCCCGCGCACGTAGCGCGCCGTCCCGAGCCGGGCGGGGACGAGCACGCCGGCCACCACCTTGCCGTGGTGGCCCCAGTAGCCATCGGGCATCGTGCCGGCAGCCGGCGAGAGGTCGGTGGGGTCGAAGCTGTCGGGATCGAACGCGAGGATGAAGTGCGAGAGCTTGATCCCCGCGGCGCGCCAGTCCTGGCCGATGCCCCGCAAGAGCTCGACGTGGGGCGCGGTGGAGCTGCAGCCCTCGACGGCGTCCCCGTCATCGTCGCCGTACTCGCTCTGCTCGTCGCCCCAGGCGCCCTCGTCCCCAGCGAGGTAGGGCGGGTTGCAGGGGCAGTAGATCACCACCCAGATCCGGCCCATGTCGCCCTTGCCCAGGTTCGCGGGCACCGTGAGCGAGTCCCAGTCCCAGGCGATCGCCGTGCTGGTGTCGGTGGTCCAGACGCCCGCGGCCGAGATCTGCAGCCCGGTACCGGTGGTGTTCTGGAGCAGGAAGGTGCCGTCGGTCTCCCGCGTGTACCAGACGCCGCCGGCCGTCACGATGCGCAGCCGGGGCGGGTCCGGCGAGAGGATGCGGGCGAGCTGCTCGAGGAGCTCCCGCGCCGTCCCCGCGCGCCGGTGGGAGTCGCGCCAGCGCCGCAGGGCCGCGGCGTAGCTGAAGGGACTCTCCGTGAAGCCCTGCACGATGCGCCGATCCCGCCCGATCAGGGGCAGCGCGTCGAAGCTCGTGAAGTCCTGGCCGTCGCTCCCGACCTCATCCACCTCGCCGGGCATGTCGGCGCGCGCGGCGTCGTCGACCATGGCCACGAAGGCGTCGATCCCCGCCGCGGCCACGTAGACGAAGCTGAACCAGTGCGCGAAGGGGTCGCGCTTCATCCAGCCGGGGACGATCTGATCGAGGTACTGCGTCAGGGCCATCGCATCACCCCTGCGTCACCAGCACTGTGTTCAGCGTGATCTGGTAGGTGGCCACCTCGCCGGCGTCGAGCGCGGCATCCCCCGAGCCGCCGTTCACCGTGGAGGTCACCTTGAAGATCCCCGCGCTCTTCACGGTCGCGGCGGCGTCGAGCGCCTCCTTGAACACGTAGCCCTGCGGCGATCCCGCGGTGGTCCGCAGGCCGCCGATCCGCAGCGTCTCGAAGTAGGCCGCGACGGCGTTGCCCGACGCCAGGGCCGCCTCGTCGGCGGTAACGTGGGCCGCGCGGTCGACGTAGGCCGTGGCCGTATAGTCCACCGACACCTCGACGGCGGGCGCCACCGTGACCGTGATCCCCGCCGCCGTGGCGAACACCTGGATCACCGCGTTTGCCGCCCAGACGTCGGTCCCCTCGGTGACGTCGTCGCCGGCCGCCGCGCCGGCCGCGCTGGCCAGGTAGACCTGCACCGCGGCGCCGCCGGGCTCCACGATCTGCACGCGCGAGATCGCCGTGGCCGAGGCTGCGTCGTAGCCCACGTCCCCAGGCAAGAGCGGCGTATTCGCGTCGTCGAGGTGCACGTCGAGCGCCAGCGAGGTGATGGCCGCGCGCGGGCCGCCGGGCGACGTCGGTCCGGTGGCCACCCGGAGGCGCTCCTTCAGCGCGTCGTCGAGCTCGTCGTCCGAGGCGCGCAGCGCGGCCGTGTTGCTCTGCGTGAAGACGTTGGCAAATCCCACCGTCGGGACCGCCAGGATCCCGCCCACCGGCGTATTGCTGGCGCTCCCCGCCTCGTCCGCGCGGAAGGCAAGCTCGAGGGTGGGATACGGCCCTGAGCCGATCCACGGGGAGAGCGTGCCGCCGCTGGTGTTCGTGAAGGTCTTGTCCGCGCCGTTCTTCACCCGCACATCCCCGGCGATGATGGTGTAGAAGCCGGCCCCGCGGTTCTCCAGCGTGACGGCGCCGCTGGCGAAGGTCTTGCTATTGCGGTAGCGGTTCCAGTCGGTCCAGGCGCGCAGCGAGAGCCAATCGCCCGCGGCGTAGTCGAGGTATTTGGAGCGGATCCAGGGGGCAACCACCCCGTTCCATTTTTTCACGAACTGGTCGGCGAAGATGTCGATCACCACCAGCACCGGGCTGCCCTCGGCAAAGTCGGTGATCCCGACCGCGGCGAGCCCGGCGAGCATGTCCGCCGAGACCTCTTTCCGGTCGAGGTCCTTGATCAGGTCCGTGACAGCGAGCGCCATGGGATCAGGTGTCCTTCAGGATGAGGTCGACGAAGCCCGCCGAGGTGGCCGAGAGGACGCGCTCAAAGGTGGGGCCGGTGCTGGGCGTGATGGCGATCACCAGGGTGAGCGTCTTCAGCCCGTTCGCGGTGGTGCCCGCCGTGGCCGTCACCACAACGCGGGCAAAGCGCGGGTCCTTCTCAAGCTCCGCCTTCACCTCCTCCGGGATCGAGGCCAGCGCCGTCGCATCGAGCGGCGCCAAGAGGTAGTCGGTCAGCAGGAGCCCGTAATCGGGCGAACTGGGCAGCGTGCCGCGCCGGGTGCCCAGGCGCATCAAGACCGCCTGCCAGAGGATCACCTCGTCAGCCGCCGTCGTCCCAAAGAACGGATCGGCGGCGTCGACTGCGATCCCGAAGATGCCCACGGCCACCCTACCGGCCCGGCTACTCCACCTTGACCTTTGTCGCGGCGACGCTCCCGGGGACGTAGGCCGTGCCGCCGCCGGCCGCGAGGATCAGGGAGTCGATCGAGGTGACGATCTTGCCGAGCTCGGTGGCCACCAGATCGGCGCGCGCCGCGAACTGCGCCCCCGAGCCGCCCAGCCGGATCAGCGTCGCGGCGTCGAGGAGCACCTGCGCCGGCGTCCCCGACACGTAGCCGGTCACATACGGCGCCGCCGGGCTGCCCCCGCGGAAGCCCACCAGCACCACGTTGCCGGGCGCCAGGGTGGAGCTCGCCCCCGGGAGCCCGTGCACCTGGTCGAGGTAGAGCTGGTCGGGCAGGCCGGGCGCCGCGTCGACCGCCTGGAGCGAGGGGCGCCCGCCGGCGATGTCGGCCACGCGGTAGGCGAAGCGCCCGTAGTAGCGCGCCGAGCGGGCCACCAGGCGCTCGAAGAGCTCCGAGGCCTCCAGCACCTCCAGCACATCGAGCGACGCGCTGGAGCGGTCCACCGAGAGCCGGAACGAGGTCACGGTGAAGGGGTCGATCCCCGGGGCGCTCCACGTCGCCCCCGGGAGGAAGGCCGCGAAGGTGTCGCCCGGGGAGACCAGCTGCGCGCGCCGGAAGCGCGGGGAGTAGTCGGCCACCTGGAAGGCCACGGTCGACGGCACCGGGAGCACCGGCCGCGTCCCGAGGTGCGTAACCCCGTCGACCTCCACCCACCAGGGCACCCCAAGCGCGTCCAGCGCCTCCGAGGCCAGCCCGGCGATCCGCGTCCAGGCGTAGCCCAGGCTGCGATCGACGCCCGGCTCGAGCACCACCTGCTCGCCCACCTCGGCCGCGAGATCGGCGGCCACCTGGCTGAGCATGATCCCGCCGTCGCTCCGGTGGTGCCGCGCGGCCACGTTCTTTGACCAGCCGCCGGCGCCGCCGTCCAGGATCCACTCCGTGGAGCCCGCGAAGGTGCCGCCGCGCCGGAGCGTGCCCTTCATGGTGAGATCCCCGACCACCAGCGAGGCGCGGGCGCCGGCCACCAGGGCGGCCTCGTCCGTCAACCAGGCGCTGGCGACCGGGATCCCGTAGCGGGGGACGTTCCCCTCGGCGCGCCGCAGGTCGAGCCCGGCGAGCGTGTAGGCCATCTACTTCCCCACCGCCTTCGCGGCGTTCAGGCTGTCGAGCGCCTTCGCGAGCTGGGCGTTCTCGTTCGAGACCTGCGCGATCGCCTTCTCGATGTCCGACTGGGGCGCCTTCACCGGCCCGCCGAAGGGCGCGCGGGGTTTGCGTTCCACCAACTTGAGCTCGTAGGTCCACCGCTGCACGCCGGGCTGAGGCTGCATGCGCGGCCCCAGCGAGCCGAAGGCCACGGACTTGATCCCGTTGTGGGCCACCCGCATGTCGAGGTAGCGATAGGCCTGCGGCGGACGCTTGGCCTTGCCGGCGTTCAGGTTGGCGATCAGCGCGTCGAGCGTCGTGAAGTGCGCCGGCAGCCACACTTCCAGCTCGTAGGTGATGGTGGCGACCTTCTCGAAGCGGAAGATATTGTTGCTCCCGGTCTCCCCGGGGGTCTGCTGCTCCGCCCACTCCTCCTCGCGGAACCCGCCGCCCTTGATTTTGGCGATGCCCGGCGAGCGCACCCGATCGAGCGTGAAGAAGTTGTCGGCGCTGGGGATGTCGATCGGCGTGGTCATCCGGTGGCCCCCGTCGGCACGCCGCGCGCGCCCGCGATCTGGTGCATGATCAGGTCTGCCAGCCAAGGGGCCGCGCCCTCGAACGCCCCCCGGATGTCCTCGGGCCGGCCGCCGCGCACGTTCGGGAAGACGACCTGCCCGATCGTCACCAGCACCGAGAGCCCACCGCCGGCGCTGGAGCCGCCCACCGGCGCGCCGCCGCCCCCCGAGGGACCGCCGGGCACCAGGGCGCGCGCCGCGGCTTCCTGGACGCCAGGGGCCGCCGCCGCGAACCCCTCCTCGGCGCCCTCGCCCATCTGGCCCGCGCGCCGCTTGAAGAGCCGGGAGGGGCTGTGGATCTCCGCCTTCTCCTTCACCCCCGCGTCGGCCGCGGCGGCCAGGGCGGCGCCGGCCGCCTTCACGTCGGGGGTGCCCGCCTGCATGCCCACCACCACGCCCGCGGCAAGCGCCTTGCCAGTGGACGCGCCGGCCGCCAGCGCCGGGCCAGGGGCAGCACCAGCGGCGGCCAGGGCAGGGCCCGCCGCCGGCCCGGGGCGTGGGGCATTTTTCGCCGCGTTGGCCTGGGCCTTGGCCAGGATGGCCTTCTCGGCGTCCTCCGAGCTGGTGACGCCGATGTCCTGCTTGAACTTCGCCCAGATCTGGCTGGAGCTCGACTCGTCCCACTCCTTCGCGAGCTTCGAGGCCTGCTCGAGCGCCGCGGCCACCGCCCCCACCGCGCCGGCCAGCGCGAGGAACGGCGCCGCAGCAGCCGCCGCATAGCCCGCGGCCACCGCGATCGCGAGGCCACCGCCGACCGCCGCCGTCTTCAACAGCGTAGTCGACGACACCACCCCCAGGATCGCCCCCATGTACGGAGCCAGCGCCAGGCGCGCGCGCAGGATGCCGTTCTCGGCGTACAGGCCGGCGAGGAGCATCCCTTGGCCGAAGGCCGTAACATACGGCTCGGCCTTCTCCAGCAGCGAGAAGAAGCCGTTGAACCCCCTGGTGAGGAGCCCCGACAGCGCCGCGCCGGTGACGGTGTTCGTCTTCAGGTTGCTCTCGAGCTTGGTCACGGCGCGGAGCAGGGGCGAGGCGTCCACCCCACGGAAGAGCCCGCGCAGGTCCAGGCTCGCGCGGTACGAGAGCGCCTGGAGCCGGGCCATGCCCTTGTAGCCGATCGCCATGCCCGCGAGGCTGGCCACCCCCGCAACGCCCGCCGCTGCGCCAGCGAAGCCGAGCGCCGTGCTCCACGCGCCCCGCGCTCGAGCGGCGGCGTCCTCGTTCGACTTGGCCCTCTTCTTGGCCGACTCCTTGGCGGCGTCCTCGGCCTTCTTCGTGTCCTCCATGTAGCGCCGGTTCACATCGGCGTTCGTGTCCTTGAGGTAGTCGCCGCGGCCCTTGGTGTTGGGGGCCTTCGCGAGCCCCTTGCTGATCTGGGCCTGCTGGAGCTGGAAGGCCCGCAGCTCCTTCCCCTGGTCCGTCTTCGCGAAGCTCTGGTAGCTCTCCGTCGCTGCCTTCGTGCGCGCGCGGGCGAGCTTGCCAAGCTCGTCGCTGGTCAACACCAGCTCACTCCGATAGGCGCGCAGGTCCACCGCCGCCGTTTTGGCGTTGGCGGAGGCGCCGGCGGTGTCGAGGTTGATGGTGAAGTCCACGGGCTACCTCGGCGGAGAGGGTGCAGCGGCAGGGGACGAGAGCGCGATCAGGGATTCGGCGATCAGCACCAGCGCAGCCACCGCGCGATCGTCATGCCGCAGCGCGGCCGGGAGCAGGCGCGCGAGGAGCGCCGCGGTCTCGTAGGGCTTGCCTCGCGCGTCGTCGGCGAGGCCTACTCTTTTCCCCGCTGCTCCTCCGCCACCCCCTTGATCAGCTTGTCGCGCCCGTCGATGAGCGGCTTCCAGATCCCCGGGTAGTCGCCCACGATCTTGTCGAACTCGGCCCGCGGCGGGTGCTTCACGGTCGCGCGGATCCCCTCGAGCATCACCTTCCCGCGATCGATGTCGGAGGAGAGCTTGCTCGCGCGGGCGTCGACCGCGTCGAGCTCCGCCTCCGTCTGGGGGCGCAGCATGATCGACCGGCCACCGCGGCCGAGGTGGAGGCGGAACACGCGGTCCTTGCCACCGTACTCCGCGGCGAGCTTCGCGAAGATGGCGTCCTCGGCGCGCTCGGTCTCGAGGGCCTGGCGTTCCTCCAGCGCCGCCCGGGTGGCCTCACGCTTCGCGGCGATCAGCGTCGCCGGGGAGGTCGCCTCCTCGCGGATCTGCTCCTGCACGCCCTGGAGACGCGCGCGCTCGGCCTGCTCCTGCTCGTCGGCCTCGACGAAGGCGGCACGGTCCGCAGGGGACCAGGTGTCAGGGAAGAGCCATTCGCCATCGGCGAAAGTCGGCTCGGTGATCGGATCGGGCATGCCTACCCTACCGGCCGGCGCTCAGGTGGTGATGGTCAGGCCGAAGCCCGTGGCGTCGAAGCTCGAGAGATCCTGCTCGATGAGCTTGACGCCGTTCCAGTCGATCGGCTCCACGACGTGGAGCGTGAGCGCCTGGACGATCGCTTTGCCGTCGTTGCTCGCCTTCATCTCGGTCTTGCTGATCACCCCCTGGGGAATCCCGACCGTGAAGATCCCGTCCCCGCTCACCTCCAGGAAGGTTCCCACCACGTCGAAGGGCTTTCCCACGAAGTTTCCGCCCAGCGCCTTGATCAGCTGGTCATACTCGGCCAGGAGCACCTCGAGCGTAGCGCTGGCGCTGTGCTGGCCCTGCACGCGCCCGACCCCGATCGAGCCGCTGCCGTACGAGGTCTCGACCTTCACCTCTTCGGACGGCGCGAGGGACTGAAGGCCGTAGATGCGGATCCCGTAGGCCGAGAAGTGCCCCGAGGTGAGGGCCCATCGGTTCTGGTTGATGCCGAAGATCGCCATGGTCTTTCCCTATCAAGCCGCGTTCAGGATCTTGTCGAGCGCCGGGTCGATGAAGCCCACCTCCGAGGTGAACTGGCCGATGTACGCGAGGCCGTTCACCTTCACCCGGAGCACCAGCTTCCAGAGCCCCACGCCGATCGACACCGGCGTCCGGGTCAGGGTGACTTCGACGCCCGACGCCATCCCCAGGGCCACCACCTGCTGCTTGAGCGCAGCGGCCACGAAGCGCTCGATCCGCACCGCGTCGGGCTCGAAGATGTCGCCGGCCACGTAGGGCGCCGTAACCGGGGCCTTCCAGCGCCGGAAGCTCTGGAGGAGCTGCGCCGTGGTCGCCCGCTGCGTCACCTCGTTCACGATGTTGAGCACGCGCCGATCGGTGAGCCGCTGGAGATCGTCCGCCGCCCCCATCAGGTTCCCGCCCGCGAGCCACACCCCGGCCTGGTCGTCGAAGGAGCGCAGGACGATGAAGCCGGCGTCATAGAGCGCGCTATTCGCGTTCGCGTCGTGCTCGACCAGTAGGCCGGCGCTGTCGTGCAGCAGCACGTCGGCCTCGAGCGCGCCCCCGTTGGCGCCGCTCTGCTGGCCGATGTCCACCTGGACGGGCACGCGGATCGCCCGCGCCACGGCGTTCCAGGAGGCCGGGCGCCGGTTCTGCCGGCCGGTGATCGGGCAGACCGTGCGGGAGTAGCCCGCCGCCGGCGTCGATCGCGTGCTCGCGTAGCCGGCGCGCGCCGTGAGGAGCCGCGCGATCCAGGCCGTCTCGGGCTCGTAGGTGCCCCAGTCGCGCACGCTGCCCAGGTGCCACGAGAACTTCGTCTTCGTGGCCCAGCTCGCCAGCACCGTGCTCAGGGCCCCCAGGGTGGTGAAGCTGAGGGTTCCCACCCCATGGAGGAAGCTCCACGACAGGTTGCCGGAGCGCAGGATCGCGAGCGCAGCCTCCGCGTCGCTCGCCTGCCACTCGGGCCCGGTGGTGGTGAAGGTGACGTAGTCGCCCACCTCGAGCGTCCCCGCCGCGAAGGCCAGCGAGATCCCGGCCGCCTCGGTGGAGATCGGCCCGTCCTTCAGCGCGTAGGTGACCGCCGTTCCCAGCGCGATCGATCCGCTGAAGGTGCGCCCGCCATCGAGGCTGTAGCGGAAGACGATCCCCGCTGCGGCGATGGTGCCGCCCGTGAGCACCTCCACGCGCGCCTCGTAGGTGTCCTCCGGCGTGCCGGTGACGGTCACCACGCAGGTTGACGTTCCCGACCGCGTCGTGGTCACGGGCTGCACCGACTCCGACGCCGGGAGCGTGTAGAAGGTGAAGACGTCGGCCAGCACGAAGGTCTGCGTGCTCGTGAGCCCGATGGTGAGCCCGGTGCCGGTGAGGGTGAGGGACGTCGAGGAGCCCGCAGAGATGGGCGCGGTGAAGGTCTCGCCCCCATCCAGGCTGTACTTGTACGAGAACGAGGTGCCGATGGTCCCCGCGGTGGTGATCACCACCTGCACGTCGTAGCCGTCGAGCGGCGTCCCCGAGACCGTGGGCACCGCCGTGCCGGCCACCAGGGTCTTATCGACCGCGCTGGTAACCGCCGAGACCGTCGTCTTCGCGAGCCGGATGAAGATCCCGTCCGCGCCCGTCTTGCTGTTGATGTACGCCGCGGCCTTCACCCCCGGGCCGGTGCCGAAGGTGTCGGTCAGCGTCTTCACGCGCGAGAAGGGGGTGGGGGTGTTCAGGGCTCCCTTCGACGAGCACCCGAAGTGCACGCACGCGCGCGACGACGCGCCAGGGGCAAGGGATGGCCCGCGAGGGACCTCGGTTACGGAGGCAGAGGGAACGGCCATGCCTACCCTACCGGCCGGCGATCATGCGTCGGGCGCGTTGTTGGTGTCGTCGTCGATCGTGGTGCCGTCGCGGTCGAGCTCCACCGTGGCGTCGACCTCGCTGGCGGTCGCCACGTCGAGATCGTCGTCCGTGATGGGGTCCAGGAAGCGCACCTCGCAGCGCACCGCCGAGCCATAGAGCCGATCGCCCCGCGCCTCGTTCAGCCACTGGACGTTGCCCCAGGGGAACGGGCCGCCGTGCGCCCGGAAGAGGGCCGCCAGGGTCTGCCCGAGGAGCACGCGCGTTGCCCCGCGGGCGAGCCGCGGCCACTGATCGCCGGCGGCCGACGTGGGCGGCGGCGCCGTTACCCAGACGATCACCCGCTGCTCGAGCGCCGTCACCGCCCGCGCCTCGGTGGTGTCGCTGGTGGCGATCAGCGCGCCGGGCGCGTAATGGTGCGTCTGATCGCCGATGGCCACGCCGTCACCGGTGCCCAGGCCGAGCACCACGCGCGCGCCGGGCATGTGCCGGAAGGACTCCCACTCGCCGATCTCCACCTCATCAACCACGATCGACCGGGCGGCAAAGTCGGCCTTGATGGCGTCCGAGAGAGCGTCGAGCAGGAAGGGGAGGGTCATGGTTGAACGTGCTTTCTCGCGGCGCCCTCGATGACCTTGCGCCAGATCGGGGGGACCACATCCGTGCGCGGGAACATCGGGCGCAGCCCTCGGTGGTAAGCGGCCTTGTCATCGATGGTGATCACGATGGCCTGCCCGTTCCAGGTGAACGAAGCGCGCGCCGCGATCGGCGCGAGCGAGACCGAGCCGTCCCGGTTGGGCCGCCAGTCCTTGCCGTCTGGCCCCACGCCGGCGGCCCACTGCGCGCGCACCGTCGACTCAAGCGCCGACGTGGCCGCCTGGCCCATCCGGTCGTAGGAGGCCAGCGCATCGAGCCGCGCGATCGCGGTGTCGAGCTCGCCGAAGTCGCCCGAGACCCCGTCGCTCATCCGCTCCCGCCCTCGAGCGCCTCGGCCTGCTTGTCCACGAAGGTGTACGGGCTCTGCTCCGAGTAGCCGAGCGGACCGCCGCGCGAGATGCCGGAGGCACCTTCCAGGTCTTGCCGGGGCGGCAGGTCGAAGAAGCCGTCGACCGAGTCCGCCGCCTCCTTCGCCTCGGCGCGCGCGTCGTCGCTGTCCTTCTGCAGCTGCAAGCCCTCGGGCGCGATGGCGTCGAATCCGCGTTTCTTGAAGGCCCAGAGGGTGACGATCGCCACCAGCCAGCGGAGCACGGTCTCCGGGGTCGGGTCCTTGAAGGGCACCGCGTAGCGCTTGAAGAGGCGGGCATTCAGCCAGGCCGACTCTTCGCCCAGCTTCGCGTCGAGGAAGCCCGGATAGCGGGCCTCCAGCGCGTCGACGTGCTCGCCGAGCATGATGGTCCGCACCTTGAACTGGGCGACGGTGAGGTAGGCGGCCATGGCCCCAAAGCCCCGCGCCGGCGCGGCCGGGCGGGGCTGGGGCGGCCATCAGGCCGGAACGAGGAGCGCCAGAGCGGCGCCTCCGCTCAGGACTTCTTGAACTTGTAGGACTGGTACGGGTGCCCGTACATGTAGCCGTAGCGGCCTCGGAGCTGCCACTCGAGCTCGTTGCGCCGCGCGAGCTCGGCCTGGGTCATGCCGTTGAACGAGGTCATCTCGTAGGAGCGACGCTCGAAGCGCACGAAGGGCAGGAGATCCGGCGTCTCGCCCACCACGCAGTCGAGATACCAGCTCTGCGGCTCGTCGGCGAGCTCGTTCACCACGAGCACCTCGAGCTGGTACTTCCGGATCACGTTCTCGGTCGCGCCGATGAAGGCCGCGCTGGTCAGCTCCAGCGCCGTCTTCTCGAGGGCCGGCGCCACGCGCAGGATCTTCGGGCGCAGGTTCCGGTTGCGCCCGTTCGGCATCTTGATCGTCTTGATGTAGGCGACGCCGAGCACCAGGTTCGCCGCGGTGAGATCCGGATCCGCCGAGCCCAGCGAGCTGTCGAGCTGGACCACGTCCGTGATCAGCGTGTCGTAGGTCCCGACGGAGTCCTTGTACGGGTTCACCGGGTGCTCGATGCTGTAGAACGGCTGGCCGTCGTAACCGTTCTGGGTCTCCCCGTTCAGGATCATGTTGATGGCCTCGTACTGCGGGTCGAGCGACATCCGGGAGCCGATCTGGCGCGCCCAGTCGCCAGCGAAGCCGAAGGCGTCATCCTCCCACTGGTTGCGGGTGATGTTGAGGCCCGTACCGAAGTCCTCGTGCGTGACGGAGTGTGCCTGCGTCACCAGGTCGTCGAAGCGGATCCCGTCGCCCTTGCTGTTGAGGCGGTAGATGTCCGCGGTAGTCAGGAGCCACTCGATCTCCTGCTTGGCGCCGTCGCCGGGCCGCTGGGACATGATCATGTCCCACCAGACGTTCTCGGCGGCGAGCTTGTAGGCGTCCGCCGCCAGCTTCTGCAGGCGGGCCTCGGTATTCAGTACGTGGTTGATGGTCCAGAGCATGGCTTCCTCACGCGAGCACGGTGTAAAGGACGTCGATCACGATCGAGCCCGCGGTGAGCGCGAGCAGGGTCGCCCCACCATCGGGCGTGAAGGTCGCGATCAGCTGGCCGCCGGACGCGAAGGTTTTGTTCGGCCGTACGCCGGGGGGCATCGTGGCGGGGCCGCCGTCGACCGCAGCCGCGAGGGCATCGGCGCCATCCACCAGCGCGTCGACGTCGCCCGACGTGCCGACGTCGAGCGCCACCGCCGAGGCACCACCGCCGGTGAAGGGGGTGTAGCTGCGCATGTCGACGCCGACGATCCGCGCGTTCGACGGGAGAGCGGTGCCGATGTTGATCGCTTGCGCCAGGCCGTTGACGGCGGCGGTCAGATCAGCCTGGCCGACGGTGACGGTCTTCTTGAGCACCGGCATGCCGGCGTCCGCGAGCACCTTCACCTCGGCGAGGGCTCCCTCCACGTCGGTGGCGGTGTAGATGCCGGCCACGTCGTCGATCGGGATGTTGGCCGCGTCCTCGCCGCGCGCCGACGCGCAGTACGCCCAGACGCCCTCGGTCGTGACCTCGTAGACGATCGGGCCAGGGCTGCCGACCGTGGCATCCCCGGTGAGCGTCTGGTTGTCGAGCATGTGCGCCTGGTGCCCGACGTCGGCGCGCGTGAGCGGCGTGCCGGTGTCGTTGTCCCAGAGGGTCACCTCGATCGCCTCCGCCAGGCGCACGTTGACCTTGATCGCGGCGGTGCCCCCGTCCGTGTTGTCGGCCGTGCCCTGCGCCGGCCCCCAGGCGGTGAGTCCGCCGGTGTTCGTCGCGGGCACGGCCAGCCCGTTCGCGTCGGTGCAGGTCTGGGTGCCGCCGAGGATCTTGGTGGCGGCCTTCATCGGCAGATCGATCGAATGTACCGACCTCCGGCTCTGCGGCCGGATCTTGGTAGTCGCGCCCATGGATCAGCTCTCCTTCGTGAGCGCCACGCGCCCGTTGTTGGCGGCGCGGATCGCCCGGAGCTCCGCCGGACCCGCCGCGTTGAACCGCATGACGCCGGCGTCCGGGTCGTAGCCCGCCCACCCGAGCTTTCCGGGGGCGCGCGAGATGCCCAGGATCTTGTCGAGCTTCGCGTCGTCGCCGACGGGCATGAGCGCGGAGCCCTGGCCCCCTTCGCCCTGGCCCGCGCCGCGGGTCTGGGGGGCGAGCTGGGGGGCGCGGGCGTCCACCTTCGGGGCCCGCTTCAGGTAGCGCTCGACCACCTCGAGCGACTCGGCCAGCGCCCAGGAGCGCGTGGCCGGGGTGAAGCGGTCCTTGTGGGCCTCGACGAGCGCCCCGACGGCGCGCCGCTGCTCGACGGCCTCGAGCTCGGCCACACGGACCGCGAGGTCGACGGCGCCGCCGGAGGGCTTCACCACCTCGACCACGGGCGCGCGGCGGGCCGGGGCCGCCTTCTGCTCCTCGGGCTTCTTGGTCGACGGCGGCGGCGCGTCGTCGTCCTTGGGCTTGTCCTCGCCCTCGGCTGCCTTGGCCTCGGACTCCTCCGCGGCCTTGCAGGCCTCGTCGCCGCCCATGGCCTTGTACATCTCCCCGGCGGCCTTCTTCTCCTCGTCCGAGCCATCGCCTTCGGCCATGTCTCGGAGCGACTTCATCAGATCGCTGCGCTTCATGCTTCTCTTCCCTCCGCCCACCGATCGCCGGAGGGCCTCTGCATTTGACGGCACCGGGGCACAGCTGATTTCGAGCAGCTCGCTCCGGGTGTACTCAACCACATCGCGCCCGTTCTGCTCCACGTTGCGCCACTCGAGCGGGTTGAACCGCACGGAGAAGCCGCGCATGGTGCCGCGCCTGTACTTCTCCCAGACCTGGTTATCGAGCGGTGCCACGTCATCGAAGACGGCGTCGAAGAGCAGCTCTTTGCCCTCGACGCGCACGTTTTCGCAGCGCCCCACCGGGAGCACCTGGTCATTGTGCATCCAGAGCAGCACCGGATTTGCGGTGAAGCGCTGGAGATCCCAGTTGCACCGCAGGATCGTGTTGTGCGCGTCGAGTGCCTCGGTGGAGGCGACCGCCGAGATCCGCCGCTCCCCCTCGTCGATCGCGCGGACCATCGCCGAGCGGATGCACGGCGCCGGGGGCTTCTTGGTGGTGGTCCTCATGCTGCCTCGTCCTCCACCGTACCGGCGGCCTCGTCGTCGCCCTTGTCCGAGACCAGCACCTCACCGGAACGAGGAGCCTCTTCGTCATCGGGGTTGCCGTCGCCGTCCTCGTCGCCCGCGATGGGCACGCCGAAGCGGGTCTCGATCATGGTGTCGTCGAGCGTCTTGCCGCGGGCCTTGAGCACGCGATCCCAGTCCTCCACCGCCTTGGCGGCGGCGCTCAAGCTCTCGGCCTCCGCCTTCAAGTCCTTGGGCGGCGTCACGTCCCACTCGACCATGGGCGCCACGTCGAGCGCCTCGGCGCCTTCCTGCTCGTTCACGTCGGGCGGGATTCCCTGCGTGTTGATGGTGTGCGCCAGGCCGTCGGCGATCTCCTTGATCACGTCAGCCCGGATCGACTTGTGTACGTCCGCGTTAGCAAACCCAGTGCCGCCGTCGACCAGCATCGGGCTCGAACCCAGCGCGATGATGATTTCCTGGTTGGACGTCGCGATCGTGTCGGCGAAGATGTCGTAGCCGCGGCCGTTGCTCTCGACCAGCTTGACATCGTAGCCCGGCTTCATCCCGAAGACGGTGTTGATGCCCCAGGCCATCACCTTCTGGAACCAAGCTTGGGCGTGATCCTCGCTCGCCCCCTGGGGGGAGACGGCCACGCGCGCCGGGTTCGCCAGCTTGCCGCTGTAGTTTTCCCGGTGAAGGAAGGCGTGCTCCTTCGCGATCACCGCTCGCCCGAGGGCCATCCAAAGCCCGTTGTTCCATGGCGACGTGGAGCCGCCCGGCAGGTGCAGGATCCACCGGCCATCGCCCGGGGTGATCGGAAGGAGCCCCGCGAGCGAGGCGTAATACCAGCGATCCTCGTTCCACCTGTAGCGCAGGTATTCCGGCTCCAGCCGGCGCATCACCTTGTAGTCGGCGCCCTCGATCGGGACCATCTCGGCCACGCCGACACCGAGGAGACGCCCGTCGGCCGCCAGCAGCGCCAGCTCGGTGCTCGGGAACATCAGATCGAAGAGCCCGCGCCGTCGTCCCGCGCCTCGCCCCCGGAGGCGCGACACCATCTTCGGATCGCCGCTGAATCTCTTGGGCAGGCGCACCAGGCCGCCGGTGCACGTCGACAGCACGCCCGACAGCACGCCGTCGCGCCGGATCCAGCGCGCAAGCTGCGCGGGCCGCTGGAGGTTCCCCACGTCGGCCTCATGCTGCGCCGTCTCCAGGTCCGCCAGGTGCCAGCGGGTGACGGTGATCGGCGGCGGCGCCAGCTGCCCCCCGAACTGCTTGCGGATCTGCCGAAGCTCCTCCTCGAGCTTCTCGTCCGGATCCCGGACCGTCTCACCGAACGGGCCCGAAGCCGCGCGGGCGCTCGCGTCGTTGGATGGCGCGCCGCTCGGCTCGAGCTGCGCCGCCACGGCACCGAGAAGAGCCGCTAGGCCCGCTTGCCACCTCATGAGCCGCTGCCTCCTCCGTACGGGCTGATCCCCACGCCGTACGGGCTGATCCCCACGTAGGGGTCAATCGAGCCCGCGACGAACGGATCGCCCGTTTCCTCGCGCACCGGAGGCGGTTGCGCCTCCGTGGACTGTACCGACCATGGTTCCCAGACCGCGAGCTCGCAGGCGTTGCGGCTGTCCGGCGAGCGCTTCAGGAGCTTCTTGGTCTCCTCGTTGGAGAGGGTGCGGCGGCGGCCGGCGCCGGCGTCAAAGACCCTCATCGCGTCGATCTCCCCCTCGAGCTTCCCATCCGAGGGGATCGCCCCGTCGGCCTTCAACCACTTCGCGAAGTTGTCGGCGATCTCGTCGCGCAGCTGGTGATACTCCCGGGGGCGCGTCGGCCGCCAGGTGCCGTTGATCGGCTTGATCTCGATCTCGTCGCTGTACGCGCGCAGCGCCTTCCCGAGCCGGGCGCCGGGGCCGTTGGAGTCGTAGAGGACGATCGGCTTCGCGCTGTCCCGTTCGCGCGCGTGCGCCCTGGCGATCCCGACGACGCGCTCGGCCAAGTCCTCCTCGTCGAGCCCGTTCAGGCGGACCACCTCGAAGATCTTGGCGCCGCGGCGTGCCGCGATCGCCGCGTCGTCGCTGGTGAAGGCGACGTCAACGCCGAGCTGCAGCCGCCCCACCGCCGGCGAGCCCTCCCATCGGCGCTCAGCGGCCTCGAGCTGCCCAAAGCTCACTAGCTGCCCCTCCTCGACGCTTGGGAACTCGCCCTTCACGCGGACCGCATAGAGGACCGAGTCTTTGCCCCACTCCTCCGCGCGCTTCTCACACCAGGGCCGCTCGGCCAAGCCGGGGATCAGCTTCTCGCCGCTACGCGCGTTCGGGGTGTCCTCGCTCGAGATGCGGGCGACGTAGGAATAGAAGCGCTTGGCCCGATGGTGCGACTCGAAGAACTCTCCCCGGGTTCGCAGCGGGTTCCCGAGGAGGAGCTTTCGCGCGCCGCCCGCCTCGTTCCCCTTCATCGCCTCCCAGACCTGATCATCGATGCCCGAGGCCTCGTCGAAGACGAAGAGCATTTCAGGCCCCGAGATGCCGCCGATCGCGTCGGCCTTCCGGCTGGTGTACGCGAAGATCTCGCGGCCATCGGGCGCCCGCAGGCCCTTCGTGGGGTCGACCCCGATCCAGCTTGGATCGCCAAGCGGAGAGCAGCGATCGCAGGGAGGCGGGTGCTTCGCCTCCTTGTCGGCGAGCTTCACCAGGCACGCGGCGCACCGGCCGGCCGCGAGGTACATCCGCCGGATCTCGGGCCAGAGCACGATCTCGATGTGCTCGATCTTCGGCGCCATCAGCACGACGCGGGCCCGGCGGCGGGTGCCCCAGTACCAGAGGCACGCCCCCGCGGCGCCGGAGCTCTTGCCGGTCTTGTGGCCGCTGGCCACCGAGACCGCCGCCGACTCGGGCACCAGCGCCCGGATCCATTCGGCCTGCAGGTCCCAGGGATCGAAGCGCAGCACGTCCCGGCAGAAGGCGATCGGGTCGGTCTCGAAGGATGGGCAGGGGAACGCCCGGCGGCTCTTCTTCGCCAGCTCCTGCCGCACCCGGGTGCGGAGCGCCGCGCGGGCGCCGTCCAGGCTCACGCCGCCGCCTTCGACTCGGCCAGCCGGTCCAGCAGCGCCAGCAGCGCCTCGAGCGCCCCCGGGATCGGCGAGAAGGCCTCGATCAGATCCTCCACAAAGGGGGCCCAGTCGGGGTGCTTGTGCAGGTCGGCCTTGGAGGCGGCCACCCGCGCCCCGGTGAGCTCGGCTACGCACTTCAGCGCCGTGATCCTCGCCCGGCCCTGAGCGATCTCGTCGGGGGTGCGCCCAGCCTGGGCCAGCCAGTCGGCCACGGCCTGGGCCTGCTCCGCCGCCGTGCCCACCGTCGGCGGCTGCACCTCCTCCGCCTGGTCGGGGGGAGGTGCTTCCGGTGGGGGGTGCCGGCGGCCTCGGGGCACCTGGACCAGGCCCGGGGACGAGGCCGGAGGGGGCGGAGCTGCAGGAGCAGGTGCCACCCGAGCCTCTGCCGAGGGCCTCCAGACCTTCCAGGCCGCCACCGGGATCCCCAGCTTGACGGCCATCGCCTCTTGGCAGTCGTCGGCAGGGTAGCGCTTGCCGCTCACCCACATCGTCACCAGCTGGGCGTTCTTCACCCCCACGAGCTTGGCCACGGTGACCCGCAGTTCTGGCCGGCCAGCGAGCATCAAGGCGCCCTCGCTGGTGGCGATGCATCCAGTCGGGGGCTTTCGGTCGCCAGGCACCAGCTCGGCCGGCACCGGCCAGGGGGCGAACGTGCCCCGGTAGCTGGGCAGAGGCACGACGGGACGAGGCAGAGGCACGCCTACCCTACCGGACCAAACAGCAGCCAAACGCGGCCAAACCAAGCCGTAGCCGGGCCTGGAAGCAGATCCGCGAATCGCCCGCGATTTCGACGGAATTATCCCAGGTTACGCCTAATTACACGATTTCGTGACCTCCGCGGGAATCTCGGG